AGTGGAACTACGAAGGATTTATTGATGAATACGGAGATCCAGTCTTTGATAATCCAAGTGATGATGTATACGGACCAGACGGAGAATTAATTGATTACGGAATAATAGATCACTGGCAAAACGAAGCTGATGGTTTAAGAAACGATCAAGATGCGCTAAACGAGTTTTATAGACAGTTTCCAAGAACTACAGAACACGCGTTTAGAGATGAAACAAAAAACAGTATATTTAACTTAGTTAAATTATACGAACAAATAGATTATAATGAAGAAGTAAAACCTGCTTTAAGTATTGGTAATTTTCAATGGGTTAACGGCGTAAAAGACACTCAAGTTATATTTTACCCAGATCCAAAAGGTAGGTTTAACATAAGTTGGGTACCACCAACTAATTTACAAAATAGAATAGCAATAAAAAATGGCGCGAAATATCCTGGCAACGATCATTTGGGTGCTTTTGGTTGTGATAGCTACGATATTAGTGGCACGGTAGATGGCAAAGGTTCAAAAGGATCTTTACATGGCCTTACAAAGTTTAGTATGGAAGAAGCACCGCCAAATCAATTTTTTTTAGAGTATATAGCTAGACCACAAACAGCTGATATATTTTTTGAAGATGTGTTAATGGCTTTAGTATTTTATGGTATGCCGTTGCTTGCAGAGAATAACAAACCAAGATTGTTGTACTATTTAAGACGTAGAGGTTATAGAGGTTATAGTATGAACCGTCCAGATAAAGTTTGGAATAAATTATCTACAGCTGAAAAAGAAATAGGTGGTATACCTAACTCTAGTGAAGATATAAAACAAGCACATGCTGCTGCTATTGAAATGTATATACAAGGTCACGTTGGCCAAATGCAAACAGGTAGTTATGGTAGTATGTACTTTAATAGAACTTTAAATGATTGGGCTAAGTTTGATATAAACAAACGTACAAAGTTTGATGCTTCTATTAGTAGTGGATTAGCTATTATGGCTTGCAATAGGCATTTATACAAACCTAATCCAAACGTAAAAAAACAAAAATTAAACATAAATATAGCTAGATATACTAATACTGGTTATAATTCAAAAATAATAAAATAAATTATATGGCAGAGTCTGTTTATAAAGGTTATTTTCCAAGTCAAGTAGTAAGCGATGCTGAAAAGTTAAGTTATGACTACGGTTTAAAAGTTGCTAAAGCAATTGAAACTGAGTGGTTTTACAACGATTACAACCAAGCTAGATACACTACAAATAAAAATAATTTCCATAGTTTAAGATTGTACGCAAGAGGTGAGCAATCAATACAAAAGTATAAAGATGAATTATCTATAAATGGTGATTTATCTTATTTAAATTTAGACTGGAAACCAGTACCTATTATACCTAAGTTTGTAGATATAGTTGTAAATGGTTTATCTGAACGTTTGTACGATATAAAAGCTTATTCACAAGATCCTTTTGGTGTTAAAGAAAGAACAGATTACATGGAGTCATTAATGACTGATATGCAAACTAAAGAGTTAACAAACTTTGCAGAACAAGCTTTTGGAGTACAGTTAGCACAAAACGATAAAAAAACTTTACCACAGACAGACGAAGAGTTAATGTTACACATGCAGTTAACTTACAAACAGTCTATTGAATTAGCTGAAGAGCAAGCTATAAAAACTTTAATGGAAGGTAATAGATATGATTTAATATCAAAACGTTTTTATTATGATTTAACTGTATTAGGTATTGGTGCTGTTAAAACAGAGTTTAATACTTCTGAAGGTGTAACTATTAAATATGTTGACCCTGCTGATTTAGTTTATTCATACACTGAGTCACCTTATTTTGATGATATATATTATGTTGGTGAAGTTATAACTGTACCTGTAAACGAACTAGCTAAACAGTTTCCTTTTTTAGAGCAAGAAGATTTAGAAGATATAGTTAAAAACAAAACATATCATCAAATAAACTATAATCAAGGCTCTACACAATATAAAGAAATAGATGTAAACAAAATTCAAGTTTTATATTTTAATTATAAAACTTATATGAATGAAGTTTATAAAGTAAAAGAAGTTGGTAGTGGTGCTGAAAAAGCTATAGAAAAAGATGATACGTTTGATCCGCCACAAGATAAAGAAGGTAACTTTGGTAGATTACAAAGAAGTATAGAGGTTTTATACGAAGGCGCTTTAATATTAGGTACTGATAAGCTACTTAAGTGGGAAATGTCAAAAAACATGATGAGACCTAAAAGCGATTATACTAAAGTTAAAATGAATTACAGTATAGTAGCTCCTCGTATGTATAAAGGTAAAATTGAAAGTTTAGTTAGACGTATAACTGGTTTTGCTGATATGATACAGCTCACTCATTTAAAGCTACAACAAGTTATGGCTCGTATGGTACCAGATGGTGTTTATTTAGATGCTGATGGTTTAGCTGAAGTTGATTTAGGTAATGGCACAAACTATAACCCACAAGAAGCGTTAAACATGTTCTTCCAAACAGGTAGTGTTATTGGTAGATCATTAACTTCTGAAGGTGATATGAATCCTGGTAAAGTGCCGATACAAGAAATAACAAGTGGTAGTGGTGGTAATAAAATACAAGCTTTAATTGGTAATTACAATTATTATCTACAAATGATTAGAGACACTACCGGGCTTAATGAAGCTAGAGATGGTAGCACACCAGATAAAAATGCTTTAGTAGGTGTACAAAAATTAGCAGCAGCAAATAGTAATACAGCTACAAGACACATATTACAGTCTGGTTTATTTTTAACTTCTGAAGTAGCAGAGTCACTATCACTTAGAATATCTGATATTATAGAATATTCACCAACGCGTGATGCTTTCATACAAGCTATAGGTGTTCATAATGTAGCTACGTTAGAAGAAATAGAGCATTTACATTTATACGACTTTGGTATATTTATTGAACTAGCACCAGACGAAGAAGAAAAAGCTTTGCTTGAAAATAATATACAAGTAGCTTTAGCTCAACAAAGTATAGGTTTAGAAGATGCTATTGATATTAGAGAAATTAAAAATTTAAAACTAGCTAATCAGCTTTTAAAAATACGTAGAAAACAAAAGTTTGAAAGAGATCAAGCAGCTCAAAGAGCTAATATACAAGCTCAAGCACAGGCTAATGCACAAGCTCAACAAGTAGCAGCTCAAGCTGAAATGAAAAAAAATCAAGCTCAAATGGAAATGCAAGCACAACTAGCACAAACCAAAGCACAGCTTGAAGCTCAAAAAGCAAACCAAGACTTTGATCACAAAAAACAACTAATGCAATTAGAGTTTCAAATGCAAAGAGGTTTAAAAGGTATTGAGGTTCAAGGTATGATGAATAGAGAAAGAACAAAAGAAGATCGTAAAGACGAAAGAACAAGAATACAAGCAACACAACAAAGTGAGCTTATAGATCAAAGAAAAGGTGATAAAGCACCTAAAAAGTTTGAGTCCGCAAGTAATAATAGAGCTAGCGGTCTTAGATAGACAAGTTTATTAATTATTATTATATTATATTATGGCAAAAAAGAAAAAAGAAGAAGTAGTCGAAAAGGCTGCTGACAATATAGCTAAAGTAGATTTTAGCGAAAAAGAATTAAACAAAGACAGTAATGTCGCAAAAGTAGATTTAAATAACCCACCAAAAAAAGAAGAAGATGCCGTTCCAGAGCAAAGCACAGATGAGGTTCCTGTACGCGACGAATCCGAAACTAGCGGAGAGGTTCAGGAAGAAAACGAAAAAGTCGTTGAAGAAGTTACCGGAGAAAGTGAAAAATCCGATACCGTTCAAGATGAACAACCCGTTATTGAAGAAATAACAGAGGAAAAAGTTGAAGAACAAACAGAAGAATTAGTTGAAGAAACTAAAGAGGCTATAGCTGAAGCTCAAGAAACGGGTAAAGATTTACCAGAAAACATACAAAAGTTAATAGACTTTATGGAAGAAACTGGTGGTGATGTAGAAGACTATGTTAGATTAAATCAAGATTATAGCAAGTTTGATGACAATACTGTTTTAAGAGAATATTATAGACAAACTAAAAAACATCTTACAGATGATGAGATTAGTTTTTTAATGGAAGACTCGTTTTCATATAACGAAGAAGAAGACGAAGAAAGAGATATAAAAAGAAAAAAATTAGCGTTGAAAGAGCAAGTTGCTAACGCTAGAGCCCACTTGGACGGGCAAAAGTCCAAATACTATGAAGAAATTAAAGCTGGGTCAAAG